TTGTAATTTTTCAGGGTCGAATCCGAGTGTCTGCAATTCCACATCAGCGTTCAAGAATGCAGTTGAACGATTGCGACGTGATTGCCCCCAAGATTCTAGAAGCTTTGCGATGCGATCTGCTGGAAGTGCAGTGCCGTTAGATTTTAAGACCATCGTTGGCACTGGCTCGCGTGCGTACATAGTTGCGGCGCGTTCTAACTCTGCACCGGCCTTTATTGTTCGGCCGGCTCTGTTGAGAATGCCCTCATCGACTCCATAGAAAACTGCCAAAGCGCCCACGCCATCGTAAGGTGCGGGAATCGAATCAATGCAGTAATAATCGATTTCTGTTCCTTGCGCGTTTGTTTTAATTGTGACGCGAGTAGGATCGATGCGTTCTGCGCTTCTGATGCGATATGTGTCTGCATAAATCTCAAGAATGCGCATGTAGCCGTATCCGTATAGCAATAAATCTTCTGCAAGCCAAGCATACGTCGCGAATCCTGGAACGCGTGGATCTGGTTGGTTAATTACCTTTGGAGGAGATTCAACGCGAGCACCATCTGCGCGAGTGCGAACTTTAAGCGGAATCGATGCAACACTTGACGAAATAATGTTTCGCGCGCGAGCGCACGTTGGAACAGACATAAACTCCACGCGAGATGCAGTGATTCCGGCGACGCCGTAGATATTATAAAGAGAGCTAGTGACATTTACTGGAGCCAGCGATGCTTCGATGTCGGAGGTCGCAGCCGGAGCCGCCGTCGTTACTGTGCGAGAGAATAGACCCATGTGCCGAAGTCTAAGCCTCGCGTATACATCTAGCCGACCAGAATGTCTATCTCCATCTCTGGGCGTGTCGCAAAGTGTGTCGCTAGAGCTGAAGCGACGGCTGCACAGACCGCAACCGAAGAGGCGCGCCGTCCGATAATCCAGCCGCCATCGCCCATTGGTAATCTCACGGCCGATAATATCTGCTTGGATAATTCTGCCTGTTTTCCGTGGATCAATCTCTTTGAGGTAATTGCACCGAGCAATTCATCGCAACTCTGGCCATAAAGTGCGCCATCGATGTCTATAACCGGAATGCCGGCTGGCATGAGTCGCGCAGCTACCGCAGAGCTTGTTCTCTTGCTAAAAGCCACATATTCGAGCGGATACTTTCTGGCATAAGGCGCGATGTCGTTGGCAATAGCTTTATCGTCTAGCGAAATCGGATTGTGCCAGGTATGCAGAAGCTTGAGGTTGAAAGTATCGTCCGGATTCTTTTGAGCAGCTACTAACGCCCCGTCTCTACGATCTGGCGATAGGTCAAGGCCAAACCACGTCATCTTCTCCACATCTAGCTCAATCTCATCAGATCCACACTCTTCCCATTCCTTTACAGGAATCGCGCCTGAGATTGTATTGACCCATCGGCAGAGCACCTCAGTCTGGACAACATCTGGCGGATCATTGAGAACGGCTCTTATATTATCTTCATGGATAGTCCAGCCAAGTGCCGGATTGCTTGCGACCCAATTCTTCTCATCTTCAATCTTGTCTGAATAGGCTGACCATTCGAAATAAGCGATGTCGTCGTTGCCACCAGCAGCCGATGCCATACCGCGCTCGCGTAGCTGATTGAGAATCAAAGAATGTTGATCTCCGGCGTTCGAAAATGTCCAGAGCTGCGGATTCTTAGCGGCCATCATCGTATATCTCATAGCTGACCAGGCTTCGGTGTCTTTAAGCTGACGCGTCTCGTCCATGTAGACCGTCTCCGGTTTAGCAAATCCTCGAGCTGCGGCATTTGCTGCCTTGACTACGTAACGCGCTCCAGAATTTAGCTCTATTTCTTCTGACCCATGAGCCCAGCGGATCTTCTTGACTTGCTTTGCCAGTGCCGGATTGTTCTCGATGATGCTGACCACGTGCCGGAATGTCTCTAGCGATGTAGTCAGAACGTGAGCTGATCCAAGCTGGAGCGATTCTTGCCATAGGAAAAGCCGAGCCAGAATTGACATCTCCATAATCGTAGATTTTCCATTCTGACGAGCTGCCACGACCACGACCAGAGGCGCGTGCCATCTGCCGTCTGGCTTTACTTTAAGCGCGTGCTCGAACACAAATTTCTGCCACGGCATCAGATCAATACCTATCTGCGACGCGAACTCTATGATTTCCAAGCCTTTTGACGGCAAATCGTTGAGCCTAGAGTGGATTCTAGGCGTCCCAGAGCCGATTAGACGCTTAGGTTCGGTACTGATTCCCTGTTCGACCCTGTTCGAGTCTGTAACGACCTGCAACGCCCGATTCTGCCCTGTTGTGGCCTTAGTCATGGCTAGTGCTCTCTTGTGTCGGTGAAAACGGAAAAGGAAGAGTCAGAGGTGTCCTTGCTACACCAAAAAACACGCCTGTTCGGTTTCCTTTCGAATAATTGCATCGAATACACGCTGCTAAAAGGTTATCAGGCTCATCGGTTCCGCCCTTGCTTATCGGTATCACATGATCCACAGTAGTTGCATCGTTGCCACAGTATTGGCACAGATAACCGTCTCTAATAAGTATCCGCTCACGTATCTTTGACCAGGCTCTTGTGCCTCCATTGGCTCTTGCTGACTTGGCACTCATCAATGGTGTCCATTAGCTTGGAAGAATCTCCATGCGTTGCACATAGATCCATAGCGTCCCTTGATATACCGAATGCTCCAGTCCACCATCGAGAAGCCATCGAGTCGTCCGTACTTAGCATTACGCATCTGGCCTAAGCCGTAATGAGATCCATTACGTGCATTGATTCTCCAGTTGCTTTCCTTAGTAATCAACGCATTGAAGCAATTAAACTGCTCCATAGATACGATGCGAGAATGTGCGTATAACTTCAATAAGTCAGTTTGTGTAGCTGCTTTGGCTTCTGTTGTAGCTGATACTGTCAAGATCATAATTGACATAGGAATAGCTAATAAGTTTTTATTATTTTTTATCTTTATTTTTATTATCTTTTTATTTATCTTAATCTTTAAAAGCTTTATATCTTTTAAGTATAGCGATGAATCCTGACAATCTGTCAAGGATTGAGTCCGGAGTGTCGCATCGTCCACAAGTGCCTGTGGATAAGTATGTGGATAACTATTCAAGGCCAGCCACCAACGAATCATCGACTAGCTTGACCGAGAATGCTCCGCAACCTGAGCATTGAGCGAACCATTCGTGCATCGTCAATTCGGCTCCCTTTGTGATTAAGTGCTCTTTACGCCCATCACCATAGAGCTTCTTGCATATTGAACAATCAAATCGCAGCAGTGGCATATCCGCTCCTTACCAATGTCTCGATTGGATTGAGATTGCCCTGATCGACCCACCAAGAGTCCTGACGTGGATTCTTAAATCGCTTACGTTTAGCAAAGGCTACTGGAAGCCAGCCTACGATGTAATAGACCGGAGACTTGCCGACTACTAGGACGGCTACATCATCATCACGATCATTCGGATAGACAATGAGATTGCCGCCGGTGTAAGTAGTCCAGCGCACTTCTAAGCCTTGTCCTACGTCAGCTCGACGCTTGCCCTTGTTGTCGTTGATGTCGTAGTCCAGGCCGAAATATCTGGCCACCACCATTTCAGCAGCTAGTGATTCCGCGTACTCCACTACCGCCTCATGATTGTTTAGCTTAGTGTTGTATCGAACTGTTACGCCTAGGCTGGCTGATTGTGCAAATATGACTTCACTAGCTCGACGATGGATAGCCCATTCATCGGCCTCCGTTACTGTCATTTTCTGCATTCAACACAGAACCAGAGAATCGGCTCGCCTCCGACGTTGTATTGATAGCCCAATTTATCCAGTGTGCGAATGTGCTTGCAGTTGTCACAATTCTCTACTTTGTATTCTGCAATCACTTTGCCATCGACAAGCAAGCGACCGACCATTTCATCGACATTAATAATCTCACTTTCGCGGCTCATACCTGTGGCCTCCACTGTCCATCAGATCCGAGCATGTACCAAGCTGGCGCACATTGCTTAGCCTTAACCTTTTCAGAGCACATATAACCGCCCCAACCTTTATTCGTCTTAGCTGATGTGCCTTCTCGCCAGATCATGTGACCATGAGAACACAGAGGAGCAGCAGTTACCTGAACGCCCCCTAGTGTCTCTTTGATGGTGTCGATAGCTACTCCAAGAGTCGGAATGCCGGCCTCTTCTGCCTCTTCACGTGTCTTAAACGATGGCACGTCTCCGTGCTTTGTGTTCCAATAGTCATAATCCTTCGCGCTATCTTGAACAATCTTTGGATCGATTCGCTCAACCTGTTGCATATTCTGAACTGTTGGACGCTTATCAGATCCAAGTACCAAACCTACGCAACGGCCAATCGCTGATGTGACTGTGTCCTCAACGAACCACTTCTTCATCTGGACGTTGTAGGTGTTCACGTTGCCGAATGCGTAATCGATACCGGCTGGCTCTTGGTCGTCGTAATGGCGATATACACGGCATTCGACTAGGACATAGCCCTTCTCCAGGTTGATGTCCATGATTGATGTGTGGATCTTGCCGTCTTTGTGTGTAGCCCAGAATCGCTGAATGCGTGCAGCTACATCTTCGTAGTTATCTAAGAAACTCACTTGGACACCGCCTGAGCTGATGCGTGACGGCCTACGGCTCGACCGCGTTGATAGCCTTCTTTGTGGCCTTCTTTGTAGCCCATTGTGTAGCTCACAATCGACCAAAGAATACAGGCCAG